ACTTACTACAGCCATGGCAATCCGTTGGAGCTAAAGCAGTAGTAACTCTTAGTGCTAAACTCATGCTTGCAATGCTACCACCTCAGACAAGTTTCTTTAAACTACAAGTAAGAGATGATAAATTAGGAGAAGATATAGATCCAGCAGTTCGTAGTGAACTTGATTTATCCTTTTCTAAAATAGAAAGGATGATACTGGATTACATAGCAGCCTCTAGTGATAGAGTTGTTGTCCACCAAGCTCTCAAACATCTTATAGTATCAGGTAATGCCCTAATATTTATGGGTAAGGATGGTTTAAAACACTTTCCATTACAAAGGTACGTTGTAAATAGAGATGGTAATGGTAACATACTAGAAATAGTAACAAAAGAAATCATTAGTAGAAAGGTATTAGGTATTGAACCGAAGACTACATACCCTAATGACCCTAATAAGGAAGGAACAGGTTCAGATGAAGACGATGCTGAAGTGTACACTTGTGTCAAATTGGACAGTAGTAATGGGCGTTGGGTATGGCATCAAGAAGTAGATGATGAAATACTTCCTGGTAGTCAAAGTTCAGCTCCTAAGAAGGCTAGTCCATGGTTAGTTCTTCGATTCAACACCGTAGATGGTGAAGATTATGGTCGTGGTAGAGTAGAAGAGTTCATCGGAGACCTTCGGTCTTTGAATGGATTATCTCAAGCTCTCGTAGAGGGGTCTAGCGTCGCCGCTAAGGTGGTCTTTATGGTTTCTCCGAGTGCAACTACCAAACCACAAACACTCGCTCAGAGTGGCAACGGAGCTATCATACAGGGACGGCCAGAAGATGTAGGAGTTGTACAAGTTGGTAAGACAGCTGACTTTGCTACTGCTGCACAGTTGATGCAAACATTAGAAAAAAGAATATTAGAAGCATTCCTAGTTATGAATGTAAGGAATGCAGAACGTGTAACAGCTGAAGAGGTACGCTTAACACAATTAGAGTTAGAACAATCCCTTGGTGGTTTATTCTCTCTATTAACTGTTGAGTTCTTAGTACCTTATCTAAACAGAACTATGTTAGTACTGCAAAGATCAAATCAAATACCTAAACTACCTAAAGATCTAGTAAGACCTAAGATAGTAGCAGGTGTTAATGCACTTGGTCGTGGACAAGATAGAGAAGCTTTAACTACATTCATACAAACTATTGCACAGACATTAGGACCAGAAGCATTAATCAAGTTTGTAGATCCTTCTGAAGCTATTAAGAGATTAGCTGCTGCTCAAGGTATTGATGTACTTAATCTCATTAAGTCACAAGAACAATTAAATCAAGAAGCACAGCAACAGCAAGCACAAATGGCTAACCAAGAGTTAGTTAAACAAGCAGGTTCAATAGCATCCTCACCACTAATGGATCCATCTAAAACCGATAATGCAGAAGCAAATGCTCAAGGTATGATGGCACAATTACAACAACAACAGTAACCACCTATGGCAGAAACATTAACAGTTGATCCTACACCACAAGCAGAAGTAGCTGGAGAAGTTGAAGGCGTATCGCTAACGGCTGAAGAGCAAGATTCTTTGCAAGTAGGAGAACAGATACAAGGTCAGCAAGAACAATTATTAGCAGGTAAATATAAGAACGCAGAAGAATTAGAGAAGGCGTATGTTGAACTTCAAAGAAAACTTGGAGGAGAAGATACTAAAGATAGCGGAGAAGCTGGGGAACCCGAAGATTCTGCAGAAGTGGAGTCTGAAAAAGAGGGAGAAAAAGAAGAGGAAACTTCACAAGTATCTGAAGCAGCTCAATTAATTACAGATGCTTCTCATGAATTTAATGATAATGAAGGTAAGATCTCTCCAGAAACATTAGATAAGTTCAACTCAATGAGTAGCCAAGAACTTGTCGAAGCATACATGGAAGTACAATCTTCATTACCTCAAACTAATCAAGACATTGATAACTCAATTGCAGATTCTCAAATAAATGAAATTAAAAACTATGCTGGAGGTGAAGCATCTTACAGTAAGATAGTTAATTGGGCATCTGAAAATTTAGATCAGAAATCTATTGATGCATTCGATGAGATAGTAGGCTCAGGTAGTGTAGAATCTATCAAGCTAGCAGTCAGTGGATTAAAGTCTCAGTATGAGGCAGCAAACGGATATGAAGGAACAATGGTAACAGGAAAAGCACCCACAAATTCAAGAGATGTTTACCGTAGTCAAGCAGAATTAGTTGCTGCTATGAGTGACAGGAGATATGATGACGATCCTGCTTACCGTCAGGATGTTATTGAAAAACTAGAACGGTCTAAACAATTACAATTTTAAAACTATGTCTATTGAAATACCAGTCATCCCTTTTGATGAACAGAATACTGAAGACGCAGCTGGTAAGAAAACTAATAAAACTAAGCCTTCTTATAATCTAGATGGTTCTATAAGAGATAAGACTAATCCTGATACATATCCTTCTGGAAGAGGAACAGGTTATTAAAGAATGTGCGCCGACCTGACCTATCATCCTCGGCCTCGTTCTTTATTTTAACTATCAATGACAACTACAACTGAAGCAGGTGGAAGACAAAATAGATTCGCCACTGAACCACAAGTAGAAGTAATAGCCCAGCCTTATTTTGAGAATGCAGAGCGTGTCAATGGTCAGCTAGCTATGATTGGCATCATTGCTGCCCTCGGTTCTTATGTATTCACCGGACAAATTATTCCTGGAATCTTTTAATGAAAAAACTCGCACTTACTTTAGCAGCTTCTATGCTAACAGCTCCTGCAATTGCTGGACCTTATGTTAATGTAGAAGCTAACTCATCCTATACTGGATCTGATTTTACTTCACGTACTACAGATGCACACGTAGGTTGGGAAGGTGACATTGGACAACTTGGATACTACATTCAAGGTGGACCAGCCTTTATCAATGGTGACGCCGTAGATGGCGACACTCAATTCTCTGGTAAGTTTGGCGGATCAGTTAGTGCAACTGATAAGCTAGATGTGTACGGAGAAGTATCCTTCCTTACTGCGGAAGGCGATGCCGATAATTCCTACGGCTCTAAACTAGGAGTTAAATACTCATTCTAATAAATAAATGACTACAGCCACATTAACGACCAACAACTGGCAGCGTTTCTGTGACTGGACAACTAGCACTGAAAACCGCCTCTATGTGGGGTGGTTTGGTGTGCTTATGATCCCTGCACTTTTAACCGCTGCAACAGCATTTATAATAGCTTTTATAGCTGCTCCTCCAGTTGATATTGATGGTATACGTGAACCTGTATCAGGCTCTTTACTCTATGGAAACAACATCATCTCAGGAGCAATCGTACCGAGCTCTAACGCAATCGGTCTTCACTTCTACCCAATCTGGGAAGCTGCAACCCTCGACGAGTGGTTGTATAACGGAGGAACATATCAACTTATTGTATTCCACTTTCTCATCGGCATCGCAGCTTACATGGGACGCCAATGGGAACTTAGTTATAGATTAGGTATGCGACCATGGATATGCGTCGCTTATTCCGCACCAGTATCAGCAGCATTTGCTGTCTTTTTAGTATATCCATTCGGACAAGGAAGTTTCTCTGACGGTATGCCGTTGGGTATCTCAGGAACATTTAACTTCATGTTCGTCTTTCAAGCAGAACATAATATACTCATGCATCCATTCCATATGTTAGGTGTAGCAGGTATGTTCGGCGGTGCTTTGTTTGCAGCAATGCATGGAAGTCTTGTGACATCCTCACTTATTAGAGAGACTACTGAAACTGAGTCTCAAAACTATGGATACAAATTTGGTCAAGAAGAAGAGACGTATAACATTGTTGCGGCTCATGGGTACTTTGGCAGACTCATCTTCCAGTACGCTTCTTTTAATAATAGTCGTAGTTTACACTTCTTCTTGGCTGTTTTTCCCGTCGTTGGCGTATGGTTTACCTCTATGGGAATCTCCACTATGGCTTTCAATCTTAATGGGTTCAACTTCAACCAATCCATCTTAGATGCGAATGGCAAGGTGGTACCTACATGGGCTGACGTCCTGAATCGAGCTAACTTAGGTATGGAAGTAATGCATGAACGTAATGCACATAACTTCCCACTTGATTTAGCTTCAGCTGATGCTACTCAAGTAGCGTTAGTTGCACCAACAATTGCTTAACGATACGTCCGTTCATCCTGTCTAAGGACGCATGAAACCAAATCATGGAACGGGGATTTGGTACTGGAGATTACTATGTCTTTACAAGTAACCTACGTGTATCGTGGCAACAAGTACACTAAAAAAATTATTCGCTAATGGCTCACCAATCAGGGGCGGTAACGGCTTTTGTCACATCGCTCTCTCCTGAACCTAAAGCTCATCACAACAAACCAGAGGAACATCCACCTGATACTTTACCAAGTGAGATGCAACCTCCTGGTGTTGATGAGAAAGTTGATTACAATTCACTGGAAGAAGCATTAACTTCATGAAAGTGAATGAACTGTGGCTGGCAGTCTTCGGACTGCTGGCTATTTTTATATTTATCGAGGGATTACATACTCGATATCATCACAAAGCTGCACCTTACTGTGCAAGCGAACTTAGTTTAGCGGTAAAACTATAGTCTTCCAAACTATTGTCATCGGTTCGATTCCGATAGTTCGC